TTTGGAACTGTCCTTGCTTCGGCCAGTCCAAGCGCCAAAATATGCCTGCTTGACGCTAGCCAAATCATCCTGCGAAGATGAAATACGAGTTTGGAGCTTTGGAAATCTAAAGCTAAGAGCAGTACTAACGCCCAATTCCGGGTGGCTGGAGCTTACAGCGTTCGGAACAGTCTCGGCTGCTGGTGGGATTCCGACATTTCTACTGTCAACGTCATACCATCCCCAAGCATATGCTGCGGTTTCAGTCCAATTATTGCCGGCGCCGGATGCAACAGCGCCCTTCTCGTGATTAAAATCTTTATACTTCGAAGGCCCATACACACCGAATGGCAGATATTCTTCATTGGCTGCGCCGCTGTCAACGTCAACATTCATTTGTATGCGAACATACTTAGAAATATTTGGATATTGACCCTTCTCGACCAAGCGCCTCTCAGTCGTATCATATGTAACATAAGAATCGCCGATCTTTCTAGCAACGTAATTTAATGAATTCGGATTCAGATCACAATTGCTGAATTTTTCTAAAATAACGGGCGCTTTGTCAGTATCGTCAATTCTACGAATCTCAACATCAAATGTACCATACTTATTAAAATCGTCAGATGAGTACTTAATTTTCGAAATCGAAACTTTAATATTGTTCTGAACCCATGCGCCATGATCGAGGGCGTGAAGCCTAAATAGCTTTTGCATATTATCATATGCATAGCTGCCAGAAACACTACCGCCGCCCAAATCCTGCGAAAAGAACCAGCCTGTGTACGGCGCGGCATCTTGAGCTTGGCTAAACCCAATTCTGCGGCTGCCGTGTTGACTTGTTGCGGTAGACGAATCGGCCGGTCCTAAACCAAGAATAACGCCGGCATAAGTTGCACTAACTTCGTTTGGAACACCATCGGAACTAGAAGAAACGACGCCGCCGACACCCTTGTTATTGACACCGCCGGCATCAGGCGCCTTTGCATCTTGCGCAAACTCGTATTCATAACTTTCGCCTAACCAGTATTTTTCAGTGCTATTGGTGATAGTGCCATTTGTAAGCGCTGGGTTGGTGTTGAAAACTTTTCTAACAGAGTTTTTACTACCTGCGCTTAAATTAAATGCGATCTTTTTGTCTGTGGCGCCGGCGCTGTCTTTTACCTCAAGTGTAAAATCGCCACTATCATTGGACAGAACCAATTGGCCGCGTGCTGCAGTTATCGTCGCGTTATTTGTGTCGGTGCCCGTCAAGCCAACATAGCCTTCGGGTACGTACCAAACTGCTGCCAATGAGCCGGTGGCTTGTGTGTGGCCTGTGCCGCCGTCTCGGCCGCCGGTGAATCCGGCCACGTCGAACTTACCTACATTTGTAGTTATTGTGGTGTTCCCGGCGAATCCAAGGGTGGCTTGAGTGAATGTGATTGATTGCTCACCATCCCCAGTGCCAGTGATGGTGCCGCCTGTAATTTTGTCTTTTATTGGTGATGTACTTGCTCCAATTGTATCTCTAAATTCATTTAATACAGTAGCTTGTGAATTTGTATTCAAGTTACAAGTAACAGCGATGCAAACACCTTCGGCCAATCGGGCGGCGTCTGGAACACCGGTTCCCAAATCAGAAGTTGCAGTCAAAACAGTACCTGATGCAACTGCGCCGGTTTCAGAGGCATCAGAAAGTATAAATATCCCTACTGTGCCATCTGTAGCGGTGAATTTAACATATGAACCTTCTTGGTCGCCCATGTCCACGGCATCGCCGTCTTCGCAAGTTATCGTGCCCGTGGCGCTTCCGGATGTCGACAACTCAGCAGGAAACACCCAGAGGCCATAAGCGCCGCCTTGGTCGTCAGCAGCCGTTCCTAAAGAATAAGTTGTTTTCCAACCAGCTTCGCCCGCATCAGTTGTTTTCTGAGCGTGTTCTTTGCCCAATAAGCGCACAACATTAATTGTTGGCGAATTCTTTAACCAAGCCTGCGCTGCATATGCTGCATAAGTTGGGGCTTGTAAATTTCCATTTCTCCAAACATCTGTGCCGTCACCGCCGGGGTGTGGCTCGCCAAAAACGTCAACAAAGTCTGAAAACGAGTCGACCTGTACGGGGCGCATAGCTGGTCCTTTTTGGGTTCTTCCGATGACCAGTGGTCCGATGTTTCTTGGTTCACTCGGTAATTGAGAATTGTCGATTTCATTTAAGAAAATACCGGGTGAAACGAATCTAAACTTTTTTGCACTCATATTGTCAACTCTCCTAGTATTTATAACTTTGCTATCAATAAATAGTTGTTGAAAACTTAAAAAACCACACTATGGACGGAATGGCTCTTTTTCTTCTCCGTCTTTTATGCTGTACTCATTTATGTCGCCTAACATTACCGTTTCCCTCTGAAATCTTAATTTGACGGGGTTTTCTCTTATTGTAACTTTGGGAGTAATTTGATTTTTTCCATCGCCCATTAAATAACCAAGCACTGTTATAGTCACTGTTGTTTCATAACTTTTTTCTTCTTCGCCCAGATTAGAAGCGTTGTTGGTCATGGTGAGATTTTTTTCAATAAAAGCTTCATAAAAATGACCTCCCCTCTTAATAATAAATTGATTAATGTTACCGGCGTAGGTCATCAGCGGCTGCATCAATTCATTCATTTGCTGTTGATAATCTGTTCTTAAATTAATATCATATTTTATTTCATAATATATTGGCAGTGGAATTGTGTAGCTGTGGTAAACAATTCTTTGATTTTCTATTTTTCGGCCAAAAGCATCTTTTTTCGGAAAATTTATTTGGCCATAATTTGTCCTAAGCATTTCAGCATTTGCAAAATTTCTTGTTTTACTTTGATTTATTTTTTTTGTAAAAGAAAAAGTGCCGCCTCTATAATCTTTATTCGGAAATAAGTGCGCTGGGATCGGTCGCTTATCAGCGTCTGCCTTGGCAACGCCCGTTCTTTCAACTGATATCATGGGAAACACCAACGCATCAGATTCAACAGTTCGTGTCTCTTTTTTATTTTTAATTTGAAAAGCACGCTCTGCGGTTATCCAAATAATTGGTGTTTTTTTCCAACCATCGTTTGTTGTTGTGTGTAGCTCCAAATTACTAATCCATTCATACATTGCAGCATCAATAGTCTCAAAATTTGAAGGTTCTAGATTTATAACTTTTTCACTTGGCATTAAACTTACCATCCCTTGCTCTTATACACGTAGCAACAATTTCATATCTCGTCTCAATTTGACCAAACAATTGTTCTGGCTCATCTAGCTTAACTATCTCATAATGAATATCGCCATACAAAACAAAATCGCCCACTCTGATAAAAAGATCTTGATCTTCTGCCAACCTTCTCTTGTGAAAACGAACAGTAATCGCCGCTCTTCTGTCAACTCCGAACTTACCACTCTCTGTAATCATTCCTTGCCAATCAACAGCAGCATAAACTCTTATTGGGGCCAAAAATGACTTTTGTATTGCCTCTCCATAAACTTCATGATACTCAGAATGCTCAACGCTTACTGGATAATACAATACTTGTTGGCCCGCGACTCTCTCTAGAATTTCGTCGCTAAATTGTTTAACTAAATTCTTTTCTTTTTCACCAATAAATAATGGAGGTGGGGGCGCATCTGGTTGTGACCATTCGTTATCTGCCATTCATTTTATCCTCTATTACCAAATAAATATCGGTATTGGTATTTTGCTTAATACCTTGCCGGCGTTTTCTGTTATCCCCGCATCTCTTTCGACCAACTTAGCATACGTCAATTCGTCAAGGACCGTCTTAAGTTCGTCTCTCAGTTCTTTTTGTTCAGTCTTACCCTCGGTCACCATGGTTGCGCCATCGAGCGTTACAGTGCCTCCGGGCAGCGGTATACCGCCGAACTTACTTCTAATGTGTCCAAGCATCTCTTTGCACAAAGCAAGGGCAAAGCGGCGTATCCACTGCTTGCCAATGCTGTTAATTCTATCGTAAGGTATATTGGCATATGGCAGAGTGTTCATATTGTTAACGCCGTCATGCCCTTTCGATCGATCGCCGTGTTCGTCCCACGCGTCTCTCTGCACAGTGAATTTTATCCAAAGTTTTTTTGGATAATTGCCATCTGGCGCTGGATAAATCACTAATTTGTTGTTCTGAATCTCATAAGAATACTGAGAAATTCTTGTTTTGACGCTATCTTCATAATTTATAGCTTGCAATTTATTTTGCCAAGTTGGAACAATTTCAAACGTTGAATCATCTGCAAACTGACCATAACTTGACATGTTACCAATTACATTTAAGCCGCCATAATATGCAAAGAATCTCCACATTGCCCTAGGAGATACATAAAATACTTTTTTAACTGTAATCTTTCTGTTACCAATCGTATCATCGGAATCAAAACCAAAATCACCCATGTCAAAGCTGGTCTTTATCATAGACTGTAAATCATAATCTTGAACACTAGAAGTTACTGCAATAGAGGCCGAATAAACCGTCAAATCGCCGCCGGCGACTGGAGCCGCTTCTGTCCCCATCCCATCAGCAGCGCGTTGAGTGTGACTAAATGTGAATCTAGGATATCTTAGTTCGATATTCTTATCTTTTAATGATTCCCCCAATTTGATTTGGCCGTCTTCATCGAAAGAAGCAGTCGTATTGCCCAGCGAATCGCCAAGTGAATTTTTGGCTTGGTGAATATTAACGAGATAAGAGTATTCTAATACAGCTTCTTCATAAGCAGCATAAACATTACCCTCTGTTAATTCAACATCTAATACGTCGCCGCCAAGTTTTTTATAAACATAAGCAACTTGATCAACTGCACCGTTTAAAAAATCATCACTTGAAGCATATATGCCATATGGCAAAGCAGCCGCAACATTTGCACTGGTGCCCACCGAAGGCAGCACGATCTTGCTTGCTGTGCTAGCGGGGGTTAAAGTTGGTATAGCCATTCATTAATTCTCCTAATCATAGTAATTAGTTGAGTGGCTTTAAAAAAGAGTGGGTCTAAGTAGTTTTAGATTTCGTTGTTTTTCTTTTCGCCGGTTTTCTTGGCTTTCTGGTGGTAGTTTTTCTTGACTTTCTGGCTGTTGGCTTCTTAGGTGCTGGCTTTTTTGCCTCTACAACTTTTTTAGGCTCTGGCTTTTTTAGAACCGTCGCTTCGATGATTGGTGCTACGACTTCTTCTAAGATCTCAGGCTCTTCTGCCTTAGTTTCCTCGGCCGCAAGGCCGAATTTATTAGCAAATTTCTTTGCAAACTTTGGACTGGTCATACGACGTCTTGATTTTCCCACAATGAACTCCTTTTGTTAATATTATATAATATTGTGTTGAGGGTTTTAAGAAAAACCCCCCCAATAGTTATTGGGGGGAAAAGGAGGATCATTTTTTCTACTCAGCTTTTTTAGTTCTTGTTCGTCTTCGGCGAGGTTTTGGTTTAGCTTTAGGTTTAGCTTTTGTCTTGGGCTTAAACTGGTCTCCCAAATTAACCATACCCTCAACTTCCTTAATCATTTCCTCAACAACAGGAGAAGGCCGAGATACTTGCGCACCCAGCCTTTCAATCCTTGTTTTTAGTTTTAAACGTTTAGATTTTCTACCCACCAATCACCTCTAAACAGCACTAGCATTTGGAGTCACAGCACCAGCCGCCTTGTTGCCTTCAGCAAGGACACCAGAAACATACCAGTCTGTTCCATCGGACACGACCTCAAGATAATCACCAGCACCTATCGCACCTTCGCTTGAGTCTAGAATGATTCTAGAGATAGTTGTACCTGCCTGCTCAATAGCAGCGGGGTAACCACCAATCTCTGTTGCACCAGAATTACCAGTAACAAGTGGCCCTTGAATATCGCATGTGCTGTCGTGTGTCGTAAGGGTAAAATCATACGTTGCTTCTCCGTGGGATGCAACAGCCATGATAAACTTAAAATACATACCCGCTTTTGGTGTCGGCAAGGTGACAATAACCGAGTTGGATGAAACATTGATGAAGTAAAGTTCTCCTGTTTCAGCATCTCCAATAGTTTTATCAGACGAGACTGTTTCCACTCTCATATACGACGAGTTTCTCGACGCTCTTCCTACTTTACTCATTTTATTAGTTCTCCTTTTTTGTCTATAAAGGCTCTGCCTTATCAATCAGTAATAAATAGTATGCAAAAAAAGAAAACTCCCACCTAAGTTGCCCTAGGTGGGAGTTTAATTATATAATGCTAACTAAGTTTAGCTACCAGACTCACCAAGGAGTCCGCGCACAACAACTAAGCCATACATATCAGGACGCACCATCTTCTTGGCATATCGCGTCATCACGCCCTTGCGGGGCACGAAGTCTTCGATGCCGAAGATAGTCGGCGTGACCTGTAGCGGTACGTAAGGAGCGTATACATAGCCACTCTCAAGGAAGCTAGAACCCTTACGACCAACAAGGATAATGTTCCTTGGGAAGTAAGGATCAACGTAAACGTCCCACTTCTTGCTAACCTGTCCAACATTGACAGCACCAGCAGTACCCTTGTCATCGTCAACCGTAACCGAAGCACGGAAGCCACCGGTCATCTCAAGGATGCTGGCAACTTCAGGTGAAGTAACGAGGAAGTTTGCGCCGCCGCGAACGGTTCTACGATGGATTTGAGCAGAAAGGTCATTGACCGTTTCTAACAGAGTCTCATACCACTCGCTAACCGTACCGGTGAAGTCCGGAGCAGCCGCAGTTGCACCAAGTTCAGCACCAGTGTCTTTCTTGACGAACAGACCCGGCGAACGTGACCAGTAGTACGTACCGGCCGTTGCACCCTGAATGAGATCATTAAGAATCTCACGATCGATTTCCAAAGCAATCTGCTCTGAAAGAATCGAGGTCAACTCAACTTCAGCGTCAAGGTTATGGTAAGCATTGAGGTCTTGACCCAATTCGGGCGACCACTTAGCCTTCAGCTTCTTGGTAACTGCCGTGACACTCACAGAATCAACTTTGATGTCGATCTCAGGGATGTCAACATTCTTGTGTAATCCGACGGTATTAGCAGTGTGATCTTCAAGACCCCACGGATCAGCACCAACAAGAGCACCAAGCTCAGTAAGGCCAGCGCCTGATCCAAATTGATCCGCCAGTGGGTAAACAGTCGCCTTGGTTTCTGACGCGGTCGCCGTCACGTTGCCATCAGGCGCCGCGATCGTCACTGTTATGGTAGTGCCGTCAATTGACGTTAAGCGACGAACAATTTCGTCATCGCCAGCTAGAGTCATATCGATCGCACCAAGCATATTCTTGTTCAATCCGGTTGGAGCCGTAAAAGTAAACTGTCGAACAGCCGCAGTGGTGTCGGCAAGAAGATCAGGATCATACCTAATCAGCTTCTTCTGAGCCTCGCTCAGCGAGCTAACCACAGTCTCAGTGAAAGCGGCAACATTGCCCAAAGTAGAGGTCGATGAACCGGTTGGCGAAGAATAGGCATTAGAAAGGTTATAAAAACCGCCCTCATCTTCGTTAAACCCGGAAACAAGACCGCCAGTAATCTGCGATCCGATTCGGCCGCCACCGTAAACTGAATCATCGGCATCAAGCTGACCTCTAGTGTCGGTATAGTTAAAGTCCAAGAAGAAGATGAGGCCCGAAGGCAAGCTCATCGGCTGGACTGAAACCAATTCGTTGGCCAAGAGACCGCCGAATACTCTACGCACGATCGGAAACGCAACAGCCGCAAAGCCCTGCACGTCGCCAGCCGACATAGTTGAAGCTTCTCGAAGAAGCTCCTTCGCTTGATTCTCAAGCATTAAAGCCA